TTCCAAAACTCTTTCAGTCTTCTAAGAACGTCTGAATCTTCGGCATAATCAATTCCGGCTAACTCCTCAACTGCTCTATACAGAGCGTGAGATACGCTATGTATCTTTTTCGGATAAGGTGCAAGTTCCATATCTTTCTCCTATGGAAAATGGGGGCCGTAGCCCCCGATCTATCAGAGTGAAACAATAAACCCTTCTTCGATCAGGGGTTTTTTGTAACACGCGATAATGCGTTTTTTCTGTTTCTCTGGGTTTTTAGTATTAGGCATACTGATATGTCCTTCCTCAACACCTAGATCAACAACCTCTTGCATGGTGAAGTTTTTAGGATCAAACTCTTTGCTCTCGATATCTTGCATCGAAATAACAAGGGCTTGAAACTGTGGGGTCTTTACTTTCGTTTGAGAAAGTTCTCTACCCGTATACGCAAACTTCTGTGCAACCCGACCGCGTTTCGCAGTCTCTGGTGCTTTTACCGTAATCGTAGTTACGGTTGCTGCTGCTTTCTTTACAGGGGCAGCTTTTTTCTTCGCAGCGGGTGCTGCTTTTTTGGCTGTAGCCATGTCATTCTCCTTTCTATGATGACGTTATACTTTCTAGCTGGTTTATACCAGCGTTTACTACTTTACTAAAGACGAGCGCGAAAGTAAAGCAGTAACTACCGATCCTGGTTGACGTAAGCAGACGTTGGTTCTCCTGTATCAAACATCTCTGTTTGACTGTCTTGTTTAAAAGCATTTTCAATAACTACGCTTTTCTCTTGTAATAAAATGTTTAGCATGTCAACTAAAGTTGCACACCGAGCATTCATCCTGTTTAGATCATTGCGTAAGATTGTTACTTCTGCTTCAAGAGCAATCAACAAATCTTCACGAACATCGGTCATTACTCGATCCTCCATACTCGGACACCACTTACTTCTTTCCCACCAACTTTTTCTAATTTCACGCGAAGCGTAAACTTCCAAGGCGGCACCTGTTTCTTCGCAAACGTCCGAGTCGATTGGTCGAGTCGATTCTTTAATCGTTTCGATGTATCGTCATCTCGGTCTGTTTGAAAGAAAAACGAAGCCCCTACTTGAAACTTATCCCAAGGGTAACTGGTAGAGTTTCGAGTATCCGTTGGTAACGGGACATCCATGTCAGGCTTAAAGTCAGCCCATGGGTCATTCGACATTATTTCCTCCTTCTTCTATTGAGTTAGTCCACTCGGATAAATATCCGTGTGTCTTAACGGCTTCAGATAAAGCGCAGTCCTGCTGCGCCATCTTTAGGGCAAGTTGCCGCGAGACGTATCTCGCGGTTTCTTGTATTTCTGTGAATTGATCTAGGGGTCTGTTGAGAACTTCGGGGTCTGATAGCTCATGTAGTAAACACCACGTTTCGCTGATCAAAGCCTGATCAATCACAACAGCATTTCCTAGTTTGAAAACGTGGGCCACTACGCTGCCTCCGCATATTCAATAGCAAGGTTAAGTGCTCTTGATTTACGCTTGGAGCTTTCGCCGAACATCGTACTGTACGCTCGGTTCTCGCCACTACGTTGGTGATCTTCGACAAAAGTTACTGCGTTAAGTGCGCCCCACCATGTACCTTTAGAAGATTTCAGGGTCGCTCCTGGAGACTCTTCTAAAGCGCGTACCGTTAGTTCAGAGTATTTCGTAAACTGGTCGCGTAGCGGGAACATATCGCCAACCTTCTTGCCTTCTTCTAACAACCGAACGTGTTCAAGTTGTTCTTTGTACAGGTCAGGTTGGTTAAGACGGGTGATAAACTCAAGCACGTCGCTGTGCTTGGCTTTCTTAGACGCAAGTAAGTGCGCGGCATCTTGGAAGTTTTGATGGGACTCTTTCATAAGCCCTAACGCCTCGGCTGCTTTCTTAGCGATATCGTCGGTAAACTCTGTATTGTGTGTCATACGGAACTCACCGCGAGATGCTTGGCCTAACGCGAACTGCAAAGTGTTGTTACACACGACGCGTATTTCGGTCTCGCGTATGATCATAGCGTGTCCGGCTTCGTGAGGTTGACGAAACAAAAAGTAATCGTTAATCTCGTCACCGCCAGGAAGTTCAAACGTTTCGTTTAGTTTGGCTAACGCCCACACATCTTTACCACCGCGTAGGCTACCAGCGGTCTCCATACTCACGTTGGCTTCTTTAACAAACTTCGCGAAGAAGTCGAAGATGCGCTCGTTTTGTATTGGCTTATAGCCTGAACCACATGAGGAAAGAATCGCGTTGTCGGTGTCGCGTACTATCGTAAACCGACTAGGGTCTTCTAATAGTTCGAGCGCGATATTACCGTCGGCGTCTTTCTCGTATTGATCAATAGGCTTCGACGATGTCCACGTTGGTCGTTTACTGACAGACCAGTCAAGTCCTGCCGCAACCATCATTTCGTGGGGGCTAAGGTCGTTAGACACTTCAACGCCCTCTCCGTGCCAAGGGACTTGGCCTGTCCAAGCCATACTTTCTACTGCTGCTACCATGGGTAGTCTCCTTATGTAAGTTCTACTTTCTACGTTTTGTCGTAACGCTGTCACGGCGCTACTTTTACTACCTTAACCGCGAGGTTTACGAAAGTAAAGCACTAACTAGACGCTAAAATGAAAGCGAAGAATTCCTCCCAATCGTAAGGAGTCTTAAGAGTATACGATGCTTTGGTCTTCCAATTCAGTTTTCCTAACTCTTTGATTGTCATGTCTTTTATATGAAACAACTTGATTTCTTTTTCTTTACTGTTGTTCTTTCTAATCAACACAAAACAGTTCCCTCCGACCTTAGATCGATTGAACAACCATGCCATCTGAAAAGGACTGAGCTCAGATTTTAATCCGTCGATCGATTTCAACTCCATCCAAATTTCTTTCCCCTGATGACAATAGTTGACATCAGGGACACCCTTCCCTGTCCCTCCTGTCTCGATCCGCTGAGAGTGAATCTCTTTCGGCATGTGATCTTTTACTAAAGACCAGAGCGAAGCTTCTTTTGGCATATCGATCTCAGTGTTTGATGGGCTGGTCGCCGCCGTGGTGTTCTAAAAAGATAAAAGCAATCTCTCTAAGCTCGTTCATAAAATCTGCTGCTTTTTCTATATCCGACCCGCACATATGAAAGACATTGACCGCTCCGACTAAAGTCATCGCTCGGTAGACTTCGAACATGTCAGTGTGGTCTTTATTAGTTTCTGATAACCAGTTGTGAAGCATGATAAATATTTCATTTACTTCTTCATCGTCGGTCTCGACAACTATCTGTTTCCAATCACGAGGAGCAATCACAAAGTCTCCTTGCTACGGTGTTTGTAATAGTAATCTCCATCTCCTTGTTTCATTCTATCTACAATCTGCCACGCTCGTTGTTTGGTAACTTCGAACCGCTCTCCGATCTCTCGAAAAGTAATCCCTTTTTTCCAAAGCTCGTAAACAGAACGGTAGTATTCTTCGTTACTAGCGATTTGTTGTTGGCTGAGACTTCGTATTCTCATACAGCTTCTCCCCAGTTGTCTCCTGATTCGTAATCTACCACCAGTGGTACTTTCATATCGACACAGTTGATCATCTTATCTATTACCATCTCCGATTGTTCTTTATTAAATATTGAAAAGTCGAGTTCATCGTGAATCTGTATGTGCGGCACCATTCCCTCTCTCCACAGTTCTCGCATCGCCAGCTTCGTCATATCTGCGGCTGATCCTTGAATCAGTTTGTTCAGAGCTTTATATGTAAACGATCGTTTGAGATTATCTCCATACTGGTCTCGAGCTTCTTGTTCAGGTAACGGTGTCCTCTTTTCATCGGCGAGATAGCCCACTGGTTCCCATAAATCGAAATGACACTTCCGACCTGCGAGTGTGGTTATATATCCTCGCTCTTGCGCAGTCCGAGTACACCTGTCCTGTATCGCTCGAACGAAGGGAACCCGTGCATGGTAGACCTCTAACAATCTAGCGGCTTCGTCTTGCTCTAACCCTAGCTCTTTAATCAACTTCTCTCTCCCCATCCCGTAAGTCAGTCCGAGGTTGATATCTTTCGCTTGTTTCCGAGGTATCCCCGCCATATCTGCTACGATCTGGTGGAAGTCAGCACCTTCGTTAGAGTATGCGTTGACTGCGTCAGCTGCTCCTGGAAGTCCGAGCAACGACGAGTAGTGAACCGTAATCCTAGGTTCTTGTTGAGAGTAATCGAAGATCCCCCACGTTGCTCCCTCTTCTGGAATGAACAACGACCTGATCATCTTTCCGATCTGTGGGTCTCGAGCAGGGATCTGTTGTAAGTTTGGATTGGAATAACTAAACCGCCCAGTCACTGTCCCTCCACCGTCGTTTTTCAACGGATGAGCTTCAGCATGTATCCGACCGTTATGTGAATACTCTAGGATTGCACCTTCGATAAACGTCGTCCGAGCTTTATTGATCTTCCGAGCTTCGACGATCATCTTCGGTAGTTCGTGTTCGTGAGCTTCGAGCCACGGCCCTTGGAAACTGGGTGCGCCTTTCGCTGTGTGTGGATACCAAATATCGTTAGCGTCGAACGCTTTTTGTATTGACGCGCTCGCCCAGATATCGATCGACGTTCTGAACTTACGTTTGATTTCTACAAGCAACTGCTGTTCTTTCTTCGACATTTGCTCCGAGGCTTGCTCTGCTTTCGCTGTGTCGATCCGAACACCTCTCCATCGCATCTCGATCAACAGTGGTATAAGGTCACACTCGAGATCAAAAATCTTTTGTAATCCTTCTGCCTCGATCCGCTTACTAAGTAGCTTCCATAGCTTCAGAGTAAGGACTGCATCTTGTTCTGCATATGGCCCAACATATTTCGCAGGAAGTGACCACATACCACTCTTTGCGTTTACGCCCCATGCTTTAGCGGCCATCTCAAGAAGCGTTTCATCTTTCTCCTCAGCGCAAAGATCTTTACCTAGATTATTTAGAGAATACGATCTTCTGTTTTCGTCGAGTAGCGGGGCTGCAAACATCGTATCGCGGAGAGGACAAGTTAAGTTGACTCCCTCACGCTTTAACCAACCTACGTCATAAAGTGAATTATGGAAAACCATCGTACCTTTATGATTCTCAAACGTTCTTTTGAGCCAACGTAAGACTACTTCCTCTTCTAAATTACCACCGTTCTCATGCCGGATGGGTAAATATCCTGACCAGCTATCCGATGCTATAGCTACGCCCACAACGTACCCGTCACCTGTAGCCCATCCTGGCCCACGGTTAGTCAGATTCGGATCGTAAGTTTCTAAGTCAACGGCTAACGTTTCGTTAGGATCAAAACGCGGCAGTATATCAGGGGCGACCCAATCGCTTTCAGGCTGAATGAGTGGTATCTGCATCAGGGTCGATATCTCCTATGCCGTATCGGATGTGGTGTTCTACTAAAAATAAATATCGTCTAAGGTCTCCGATATCGTCGAGTAATCCATCTTCTCCGTTGAACTTAGCTCCTGCCTCGAACACATCGTAATTACAAGATTCAGCTTGCTGTTCGATACGGTCGAACTTACGAGCGAGCATCATAAAGGCTCCCGTACCGCCCCTACGTTTCCATGAATCACCATAAGACTTTTCCGATTCGATCAGGCTTACAATATCTTGCTGGGCGATATCTTTCATCTCCGTCCACTTAGCATCAAGACCCATTTTTATTTCTCCAATTACGTTCTCGTCGTTTGATCCAAGTAAAACAGGCTTGCTGCCAATCAACTGCTTTAATCTCTCCGAGATATTTATAGCAATCTTCATACTTCCGTTCCTTATGTTTTAGATAGGCATGAGTCATCGGGATCATGACGTCAGGGAAGAACCTGTTCTTGTACCCGCTCGCTCCAAACATATTGGGCCAATCGTTTACAAGTTCTGGGTTGCCAGCAACACGTCGAGGTGGGATCGAAAATAAAAACTGTTCGCACTCTTTTATAAACTCATCAGCCTGTCCCTCAGTAACGAGGGGATAATGCGGCTCGGGATATCCCATCGCATCCCAATATTGACGGTCATAAAAATCTACCCCGTCGATAGACTTTACTTTGTCCCACTCTTTATTGAGATAAATATGGAAACTATCACTTATTTGATAGTACGGCCCCATCTCTAGCCCTAGAGTCGCTGCGATATATTCTTGTAACACAGACATATGCACAGCATTCGCACCGTAAGCTCCCCAGATCATATCGTTCGATCTATTACAGACGGTCATCTGTAACTTGTTGTCTCTGATCTTGAAGTAGATATTGGTATTACAAGGAATATCTTTACTCGGGCTGTCGAGATCATAAACAGCATCCCACATCTGTAAGACTACCCGACGAGAGTCAGGATCTCTTTTCAACATATCTACCACAGTAACTAACTGATCATGTGCAAATTGATATCTCCAACGATATCCATACGAACCGTTTAATGTTTCGCCGTTATCAGAAAAGTTAGCCATCCCTGCATTGAAGTGTGTCAGCTTTTGTAAGTCTCGAGAACCCGCTAACATCCAGATCGATTCATATAAATGAAAAAAAGGATTAGCGTCTCGTTCCTCACGAAACAGCACTCTCTGCCACGGATGCGAGTACACCGTTGTAACAGGGGTGAGAATCTCTCTAGTCGGCCCGTTGCGGCTTTCTTGTTCTCGGTAATTCACTTCTGAGTTAAATAAATCTACTCCCCACATGAACGCTTGGTTGACGTTTCTTACATCAATCACTTTCATAAAGACTCTCCGTCTGTAAGGTGAGAATGTGTTCGATCTGCAAACGATTTAAATGTAGTTTTCCTGCGAAATACGCTGACCAGTGGATCGCGTCGATCGCGTCCCGCCAAGTATTCGGAGCGCGTTTGTTCTTCATACAGTATTGTAAAAACGATCCGTAACAATGCATGACAAAATCTATATCTGCACTCTCAAGGTCTATGACCAGTTGTTTAAGTTTTCCCATTCTTCCTCTCGTATTCTTCAATTAACGGTCGATCTTTTTGTGAGTAGTCATAAACACTCCGTGTCCTGCCTTGTCCGTGTAGTATTCGAGAATACTTATCGAACTCACATAGACCGCCTTCTATCTCCCGCATCTCAAAAGGTTTATCGAACTTACTCAAATCGAGATGTTCTTTGCACCATTTATACAAGGCTTGCATCTCGCTGTTCCAGTCCCAGCTGCGTTTACAAAACTCTAAAGGTCTGCCTGTTAGCCTGTTCAATCCTCTCATCGCTCCTGGGCCAGCGTTAGCCCATGAGAGAATATCCTCCGCGTTTTCTAACAGATGCGTATGTCGTAAATCAGTAACCATTTCGTAAGAAACGAACGGCCCAATGTACGGAAACCTTAGTAGATAGTTCCACGCATCACATAAAGATTTGAGGTGAGAGAAATCTTTTAGTATTCGATCACGTTCAGCCCAGATATGCGACACACACTCAGCTACCCCCGTAACTTTGTCCATACGATTCGGACTCTTAACGATATATGCCCCAGTAACCCACTTGTTTTGCTTTCTAATTTCTTCGATCGCTTTTTCTCTATCCCAATCAATATGTAGATTGTGGTCGAGTAACGTTTCGCCCGTTTGTATAAGATTGAAAAACCGAAACGCGACTGTTGCCATAAACACTTCAGGATCGTTTCTCAACGGCTCTCTAATATGGTGTCGGAACCAGCGCGTAGTTCTGTCGTCTTCTCGGAACACTTGGCAGAACTTAAACTCTCGAAGTATCGGGTCTTCTGTCCAAGGAGGTTCTTGTTGAACCTCCTCTTTCAGATGACGTATACGCTCACGTTCTTCTATCCAGTAAACGTAGCGATCAACTTCTGCGGGAATGAAGTTTGTCATGCAAGTTTTCTCAAGATCCATGCACAGTTGTTAGATACTTCTGGGTAGAACGTCGCGGCAACTACTCGTAAGAATTGCTTACCGTATCGCTCCTGTAGAAGCTCGAATTGGTCAGGCCACCATCTACGCAAACTTGATTTTTCATCTTTCTGCATAGCTTTCTTGAGCTTAGGCATTTGACAAAACGTACCAACCACTGACTGTAGTTCCCAGCGACTAGTTAGTTCTTCTTTAAGTTCTTCAAACCCCCATTCGTAAATGTGATCTTCAGGTAACTTATCGTTAGAACCGTCGTGATTAGGAGTAGAGACATAAATCAATCCTCCTGGACGTAAAACTCTATTAGCGTCTTCTAACCATGGAGCGATGAATTCACGATTCATATGCTCTATTACTTCTGTAGTCCAGAAGAAATCTATTGAGTTATCTGGTAAGTCAAATACAGGATTTGTAGTCAGATCTTGAATGTCTATCTTACCGTTGAAGTTAGCGAACCAAGTTGAATCCTCGACTAATCCTGTAGGGCTGCTGTACCCTTGCTTTTCTTGTAAGCATGCAGGGTCGATATCAACCCCTCGGTAAGAACGGATGATGTCCGATTTCTTAACCGTGTAGGCTTTGTATAAGTTTCTTAAAACCCAGATCTCTCCGCATCCTGCTTCGAGCACATCTAAAGGTCTATTAAACTTATTAGCTTCTTCAATACACAATGAGGATATTTTGTCGTACCTCGTCATATGTGTTATTTCATCAGGTCGCCAATTACCCAGCATGTTTCCGCTTGCAATGTCCATGCGGGTGTTTTTGCTGTTATTGACGTTTTCTTCTAGCTTCTTTCTTATAGAGGCCATTTGTTTCTCCTTTCTACGGATTACTACTTTACCTTAGCGCCTTTTTGAAAGTAAAGGACTAAAGCGGGAAATACTTTTGAGTTTGTGGTTCAATTAAAAATAAGTTCTCCTTTGCTCTTGTTAGTCCAACGTAAAACACTCTCGACTCATCGTCAGGATTACTTTGGAACGATTTATAAATTCTGTTAGAGATGTCGGTGAGCAAGATTACGTTCTCTGCTTCACCTCCCTTAGCAGCATGGATAGTTGATAGTTTGATTCTTGGTTCTTTGGTGATCTTTTCTCCTCTCCTGAGCATCGCTCGGATATAACTTCGTTCAGATACCGATACACCCACGAAAGCGTCGTACCAATATTCGTTTTCAAGCGTAGGAACGTATTTCTTAGCTTGTTCGAAGGAAACATTAGTATCAAAGTCGATCATCTCGAGGGAACTAGGTACTCGAATCTTTAAATAATTTAAGACTTTGGTAAGTTCTATGACGGGGATAAGACCACCCTTCCTAAAATTTTCCCAAGACCTCACCGCCATGATCTTCTTTTCGGAAACGCTAGGTCTATTTTTGTTTTTATAGAACCATCCTTCCGAACGACAGTGCTCTTCAATACCGTTTAGCAAGTAATTTGTCCTAGCAAGCACTAACCACTCCCCGCTTTCCATGTCTATGGATTCATAAGACGGTTCCCAAGAAACGTGTCCTTCTTCTTTTCTAGGGTTCCAAGTTTTATGTACTCGCGCTCCGACTTGTCCTATACAACGCTCGGCAAGGGTATGGATAGATTTAGGGATTCTGTAGGACTGTTTGAGAACCATCGCATTTTTTGAATTACGGATTAAGTAATCAACGTCTGCACCAGCCCAGCGGTAGATAGCTTGGTCATCGTCACCAGCAATATAGATTCGGTCTGCAGATTCACATAGCTTTCTGACCACTGCCCACTGCAACGGAGACAAGTCTTGAGCTTCATCTACGAACATAACATCTAACCTCGGCGCTCTGCCTCTAGTTAGAAACAAGTTCAGCATATCAGTGTAGTCGATTAGCATCCTGTCCTTCTTAAACAGTTCTAATCCTCGAGAGAATCGTTCTAACTCAAACCAACCGACCACGTCATCGGAGTCATGCCACTGGCTCTCTAAACTAACTTGCCTCATGCGAGCTAAGTTTTCGATGAACAACAGTCGATCATCCTTAGATATACCAGACACATGCCCTTCTTCAGAGTTGATCGATCCTGTCAGCCTTAGATTTAATTTGTCGTTAAGGTCTCTAAAATCTGATGCTGAAAAAACACTGTCCTTACTCAGTCCCAACTGAAAGAAACAAAGTGAGTGTAGCGTTCTAAAATACGGTAGTTGGTTATTAGCTATCGCAAACCGCGACATTGCTCGGCTCTTTCCTTCCTGTACCGCCTGTTTAGTAAACGTAAAAAATCCGATGTCTTCTGGACAAGTGCCTCGGTCTAGTTCTTCTTCTAACAGCCCCAACAAGGTGCTCGTCTTCCCTGTTCCAGGAGGGCCAAGGATTATCTGTGCGTCTGACTTTAATGTCATAGCGGTGAGTCGTTAAACTCAGGCAACGTATGAGATTCAGTCTGTGCCTGAAACTCTGGTATGTGCCAGACGTTTGCACCCTTACCTTTAATATTGAAAAAGTGAGAGTCTCCCCCCATATTCTTCAACTTAGCCGTGAGTTTGTTACGAGGGTAATCTCTAAAGTTTTTACGGTGTAGAAAGTCCATTAGATCAGCTAAACGAAAATAAGTCCTTTCGCTATCTGTCCAAGGCTTGCCTAACAGTAACTCATCACGCTCCCTAGCTGGTCGCTCTGTACAAAAAGTCTCTAAGAGTTCGTTGAAGTGACCCTCTGTCGAAGCATCTTTCGGTACTTCGATAATCGTCAGCGTATCAAGAAGCTGTTGTATGATCGTGCGCCATACGTTATCCCGTACTTTCGGAGGGATAATATTAAGGCTATCCATACACTTTCGTTGGAACCTTGTCTGGTTCAACAGCTCCTCAGTCTCTAGTTCTAATCTGCCTCCTTCGACATCTAAGAACCAGATTGGCGGATCACTGTCCTGCTTCGTAAGATTACTGAACAAGGGAGTGCCACCAGAAGCCCCGATACCATATTTGCGTGTCCTACACAGTGGGCTATTGCAATGCCCAGCTATCGGTTGGTCGTTACACTTATAGAAATAATCTTTCTTCTGTACTTGTTTCGCGACAGTTAAAACTTCTTGCGCACTTAATGGCGGGTTAAAGTGTTTGTGATTCGCGTCTTCCAGCCTAGATTCCCAATCGTCTGGATATTTTTTCCTAAGAAAAACCCCAACGTTAAACAGACCTGAGTTCCTCATTCCTTTCGGAAAGCCCTGAGCTATTAGATGCTCTAGACACGGCGGTGCCTGATCCATCCACTCTAGCTCTTCTAAAACTGGAGTAACCTCCAGCTTTTCTAATTCTTCTTCTGTTAGTACAAGGCCATCGACATACTCAATAAAGTCTTTTGGGCTGAGCACTTTACCTGTTGCACTAAACCCGTATCCAGTGGAGTCCTCGCCACCGAAATACGGCATATTGAGAGAACTTCCCCTGTCCCCTCTTTCTAACAATAGTTTGGTCTGTTTAGGAAAAATCTCTGACTGTCCGAATCCAATCGCTGCCGCTATCTGTCGTAGCTTTCTTTGCATGCTTGATGCTGGAACTGGGTCAAACACGAACAGAAAGACATGCGCCCCTCCACTCTTAGAGCGAGTCACCGCTAGTGGTAACTTAAACTGCTTTAGTTTTTTAGCCAGTCCTTTGAGGTCAACACTGAACTCGTCAATGTCGATAGCCCCCCAAACACAAGTATTGTTTTCGTCAATAGGGACAATCCCTAATCCTTTATCTCCTTTTAGATGTTCTCTCCAGACAGCTTGTAGTTCTTTCTGGTTGAGAGTTTGTGAAATGGTTACATATTTCCCTTTCGCTTTGCCATCTTCCCGTTTTTCTTTCGTCGGGGTAAAGACACTATATCCGTGTCTCAACCCCGCGAAACGGTGGGCAAACTCTTCTTCTAATGACATTGCTCACCTTCGATCAACTAAAACGGTACTTCTTCCTCTCCCGCATCAGCTGATGCAGTTGCTCCCTCTTGCTCCTGTTTTACTTCAACAGCACCCGAACGGGCTGCTTTCATAAAGTCCAGCGCAGCCATAGCTAAAGGCATAGGAGTCGGTCTAGTCTTTTCCACAGATAATCCCATCCAACTATACTGATCATTCGACTGAGGGATAGTAGTGAGGTTGTACATGTATGAGAACATTGGAGCTGCAACGGTCTCGCCTTTCGCATTCTGAACGCGAGCGTTGTTGAGCATAGTATTCCAACGTCTGGAAAACCCTAATTGTGAAGAAGTAAGACTGAGTAGCACTTGTTCTGGTGCCTCCTCATCTTGCGCAACAATACAGTAATACTCCGCAGTTTCTGCTATCTGGTTGCCGTTCTCGAGTATGAATCGACCTTTGTCGTCTTTCTTACACTGCTTGAGGATCGAAGCAGGGTGAGAATCGTCGACTAATCCACCACCGTTTTCGCGTGGGATCCATTCGATGAACTTTTTCTTATACGCACAGGGTATAAGTGCAACGCCTTGAGTTCCATCGTAAACAGTTTCAGTAACAGTGTTGAACAAGTTGCCTTCTTCAGCTCCTTGGATATATTTACCGTCACTTTTCTTGAGTTGCGGGGACATTGATTGCAGAACCCGTAAGAACGGAATCGCATAATCATCTGCACTCGCTTCTTCTAAACCAGTCCCTGCCGACAACAAATCGTCATCGAAGGGGATTAAATCAGAAGCTGCTGCCTCTGCTACTTTCTTATCAGCCATAGGTACCTCTACTTAAGTTTGGCGCGGGATCCGACGTAAACCCCGAATAGTTCAGCAGGAAGGTCTTTCCCACTCGTCAGTTGTTCTTTCACAAATGCGTTAAGCGTCTGCGGATGAACACTCTCTTTAACAGCAGGGTCTAACCCTTTCTGTTTAAGACTTTGCACGGCGTCTTGCGCTTTCTCTCCTTCGTCCTTACCGAACTTGAGAGAGACTTCGTGTTTAATGATCCCACCGTGTTTATTGTTGAGTAACCATTCGTGTGCTGCTGCTCGGTTTTTCTCCGAGATATACCCCTTATAAAAAGGCGATATCGTTACTTTTGCACCATTGGTTAGCTTGATCTCTTGTAGATTCGCAGCTTGCATCGCTTCAGGTAGTTCAGTTTCCTCAACTATGCGTAATAATTCTTTATTACGTTTCAGCTCTTCTTCTAACGAACCTATTACTTTTTGCAAGTCTTGCATTTTTAATGCAGTATCACTGATCTTTGCGAACTCGTTATCGAGTGTCGTTTCGTTCCATTCCTCCTGCGAGGCGGCACCTGTCAGTTCTTCGAACGACAAAGCGTTTTCTTCTTCAGACATAGACTTCTCCTAAGTCCGTTGCGTTCCCTCGGATATCGAAGGATACGGGGTAGTAGGTCATTTCCTGTCTATCCCACTTGAGGACAGAAAACCTACCATTGATGGATGCTGCTATAGCGCAACATAATCCGATAGCGGCGGGGTCACCTATTAGTAATAGGTAATCGTCGTCATTAAAATCCAATAGCTTTCTCTTCAGCCTAGCTACTTCAGGCCCAGTGGAAAGCATCAGATTAGTCTTGGCTGGGAGCAGCAACTGCAACTCGCCGTATTTTGCGGCGGGTACAAGGTTTCTCCCAGATACCTCTTGGACGATATAAACGGTCATTTCTAATTTCTCCTTTATAGGTAGATACCTTAACCTCTAGGCTTTTCGGAAGTAAAGCCGTATTACTTGTATTAGTCTATTTAGAAATAAAAAATTTTTTAAAAAAATTAACAGAATCGTCTAATAGAGTAATAGATCTAATAATTTAGAGTCTAAGTTACTGTTGCGTAAGAAGAATCTATAGGTGTTGAAAACAATAGAATCTATTAGAACTATTAGAGAGGCCTCGTAACACAAAGAAATCATTTCTTTTCTTTATATATATTCTTAAACTTCTTTATAGAACTTAGAAAGGAACATCGTTGAAGTACGAATTTAAGACGCAACCGTTTGCGCATCAGAAAACG